ACACTCCTATGGCTGTCAGAGAGGTTGACGAGCCTGGACCAACGGATCTCCCAGCTAGAGCGCCCCACATTGATGTACCATCGTCCGAATTCTGAGGAATACGAGACGATTGCTCAGACATTAGATTATTTGCATAATAATGTGGAAGGGATTAAGAAGGATCTGTTAAAAGTAGCAAGAGCGGTGTAATGGCAGTACCCTGGATTAATCTGTTTGCAAACACGATGGGTGGGATTGGTCCCATTGAGTTGGTAGATGTTCCCAAGTTACAGCAGTTATCAGCAGAGAATGGAGTATCCTTTTATGCTGGGAGATTCTACCCAGCGAACACTGCAGATGAGTGGAATTTATTAAATCCTGGATTTATTTCCCAAACGCCTCCATTCATTGGTTGGAAGGAATTTGGAGACACTCAGATATGGATGGTGCCTGTTTTTGAGGATGAGAGAATCCTTACCATGAATTGTGAGGTAACCCATATCAATCTTTGGCCACGGAGTTCCGAGGAGGAAGAGGCACAGGGAGAGTTCACACCAACTGGTTATGACAATGTAATGCAAAGTGCTGGGTGGAGGAACAGTGATCTTGACCCTGGTATAGAGATCCAGAATGGTATTGTGCCCCCAGCACTTTTCTTAGGTTATGTTGGTATTTCAGAGGTAAGGGGCAAGGTCACCGAGTATCCTTTTTATGATCAGGAGATGGTCATTATAAATGGCACGAGGTATAACCAGAGTCATTTTGAGGCGAATGCAAGGAATTATAGATTATCGCAAGGTTTTGCGAGTGATGATGAAGAGATTGCATTCTTACAAAGTTTTAATACTGACACTTATCAAGAGATTCTCCGAATACGAACAGATGGTGTATGGAGGAAGAGAGGGTTTAATATAGCGAATTCAACGTTTGATATTACATCAGAGGAATATACAGATCAGAACACAGGGTATCCCAGAGGATTTGAACAGATCGTCACGAGCGGAAGCGCCGAATCGCGCAGCAATTGGGTCAACTGGACATACTCAAGTGTTCAGAAAGCATCAGAAGGGTTCCCAGAGCAGCGTGAGAGGACCGAGAGCAGCAATCAAACCACTGTTGATGGTGATCCCTTCATAAGGTATGAAGCAGGCATCGTACAGCAGTTTGTACCGTCTAGGTTAAATCAGGTTGTATATACAATTAAGGTGACTTGCACGACTGGTATTGTACCAGATACGATACCAGGAGATACTGCAACTGCATTAGAGGATCTAGCGGCAGGCGGACTGGAGACGTTTGGTTCAAACCTTTCCAATAATATTTGGTATTTCTATATGCCTGTGGTATACAACGGTGATTATATGGGAGATAGAATTGAGGAGTTAACAAGTAGGGCAGCAATAAATAATACAGATATTGAGGACTTATGAGACCTTTTGCTGTACAGATGCCAGGCGGCGTAGGTTACATGTCTCATGCTGGTTTTATTCCACCAACGTTTTCTACAGTTGGTGTAGCATGTTCTCCTAATGTAAAAATTAACGGATCATTTGCACATCGTGTTGGTGATGTATCAGAAACACACTGCACACCAACGATTCCACCCATCTGTGATGTAGAGACAGTTATTGTTGGTGCCAGTACAAGTGCAAAAGTAATGATCAATGGTCAACCAGCTGCTTTTGTTGGTGCCACCACTACTCCTGGTCCTATTGTAATGCACTATTCTAGTCTAACGGTATTTGCATCATCATGATCCTGTGGTATAATATGGAAGTCAATTGATTTGAATTATGGCACGAAGCAAAGTTGGTTTGAGTGGCGGTCCTACTATTGAGACCAAGCCCAAAAAAACGCGACAGGGTGCTGGGCAGCACACCAAGTATGCTGCTACCTCTCGTAATAACAAGAAGAAGCGTTATCGGGGTCAAGGCAAGTGAATTTAATCTGTAATCTTCCTGCTGAGAAAGTATGGGTTCGTAAGGAATACTTACGAGATCATCAGGACGGTCACGGAGAATTTGTAGAGGGCGTCTGGGTATCTTGCAAGAGTATACCTGGGCGTGCTTTTTACTTTGAGACGTACCTTCCTGAATATGGAGCGATGTATGATAAGTTACCGATCAGTGCATTTGTAAGAGCACCCAAAACCCCAGTCGTAGACATGAGTTTGGAGAACCTACAATTTTGGAATTGTATGGATTATGGTGTTACTGCAATCAATAAGGGTTTTGTTAGCTCTATGGATGCAGAGATCTTTACTCGTGACCATGGACTGATGCGTGGGCAATATTTGTTTACATTAGATAACTATCATGCCAATATTGATGTGATAGATAATAATGTGAGTGAGACTCCTGCTGAACACAAGAGTCATAATTGTATTGCGTTAGAGAATGGTCAATTTGCATTGTATCCCAATAACAGGATGCGTCTGTATGACCTCTCTATCACGCCTGAAGCGCCCCGTTTCCCTGATTTCAAGGTATCTACCATAGAATACCAAGTGGAGGCAGGAATTGACTGGGGACGCCTTGGAGACACTGATGATTATTACTGGGAAACCAATGCTGAACGAAAATTACGGACGGAGACCACGAATGGACAAGAGAGTGGACAAGAGTGAAGACTTCAAGGAGTCAGGCATGACTCTTATTACCGAAGTTGATAGCGAGAAGTATTTGCGAAAAGCACAGAAGATGAAAGATGTTAAGGAAGGTGAAATCTTTGACAATCAAGAAGAGTGGGCAGACGGGTTCTGTGGTAAGTGATAAATAAAAACAGCCTATTGCTGTGTCTAAATGCCTTCCTTTGAGACATTCAAAGATTTGAGTATTACCTTTAAGAAGCACCCAGTTAATTATGACTTGGTGCAGGTTAAGGATAAGGCTGCGATTGTTCAGGCGATCACAGGTTTACTTCTTACTAGGAAAGGCGAGCGACCATTTCAACCTGACTTGGGATGTGATGTTAGTAATCTGTTGTTTGAACCAATGGATTCTGCTACATCTGCATTAATCAAATCAGAGATCAAAGATACGCTAAATCGTTACGAACCAAGAATTAGAGTTGGTGCGATTAACTGCTACCCAGATTTTCAAAATAATGGATATGAAGTTGAAATGAACTTCAGTATCGTGGGTAGAGAAGACACATCAGTGGCAGTAGAATTCTTCTTAGAGCGTACACGATAATGCCTTATACTCAGGTTGCCAATTTAGACTTTGAAGATATCAAAGCGCAACTCAAGGAATACTTGAGAGCACAGTCGGATTTTACTGACTATGACTTTGAGGGATCGGCATTATCCACGCTGATTGATACACTCGCCTATAACACCTATTACACGGCGTTTAACACCAATATGGTAGTCAATGAACTATTCATTGATTCTGCCACCTTGAGAGACAACGTAGTAGCGATTGCGAAGCAACTAGGGTACAGACCCAAGAGTGCTACGTCTCCTACTGCGTATGTCTCTTTTAATGTAACTTATACTAACCCAACAACTGATACTGAACTGATTCTCAAGAAGGGAACTGGATTTATTGCAAACTACGACAATAACATCTATCAGTATGTTGTACTTGACGATGTAAAAGCACAAGTTGCTAATAATGTTGCAACATTTACTAATGTTGCTATCAAAGAAGGAACGCAACTGACTAATACTTTTACAGTTAACACAGCACTTAGAAGTCAAAGATTTATTCTTGACAATCAAAATATTGACACCAACACGATTAGAGTGAAGGTATATCCCACTGGAGGAAGTTTCAGTGAACCATACCTTGTAGCAGATAACATTCTAGGTGTTGATAGCACATCTAAAGTCTTCTTCCTTGACGAGATTGAGGATGAAAGATATGAAATTCTTATGGGTGACGGTGTTCTAGGTAAAAAACTAGAGAACAATGCACGAATTGAAGTTTCTTACCTTACTACAGCAGGTCCAGAAAGCAATGGAGTAAGAACATTTGTCTTTTCTGGTGTACTTGAGAACCCATCTGGTGTATCTCCTAGTGCATTTACTACCTCTATCACTTCTACTACTGCCTCTGCGGGCGGTGAAGAGATTGAAAGCACCCAGAAGATCAAATATACCGCTCCCAAGGCATACGGCACACAGGACCGTGCAGTGACCTCTCAGGACTACGAAGCAATCGTTCGTCAAATCTATCCAGCAACCAGTGATATCATTATCTTTGGTGGAGAGGATCAAGAACCACCCGAGTATGGAAAAGTCTTCATTTCATTAAAACCAAAGGATGCAAGTTATCTTACAAGTCTAACTAAGCAGGAGATTGTAAAAGAACTCAAAAAATACACCATTGCATCGGTTGAACCAAGATTAATTGATCCATCCATTCTGTATGTTGAACTAACAAGTAAGATTTACTACAACAGAGAAACGACCGATCAAACACCTGCACAGATTAGAGACAAGGTAATTGGTGCAGTACAGTCTTATTTGGACACATCTGATACTGAAAAGTTCAATGGTAAGTTCAGATATAGTAAAGCGGTTGCAGTTATTGACGATGCAGATCGCAATATTAACTCAAACTTGACAGAAGTTACAATGAGGAAGGATTTCTATCCTCAACTCAATTCCACCTTCTATTATGAAGTATGTTATCAGAATGCATTTGACAAGGACTGTGATGATCCTATCTTGTCTACAACTGGATTTAGAGTCACTGAATACCCAACATTTGATGTCTATCTAGAAGATAGGGATGGCAAAATTATCCTATATAGACTAGATAGCGTAACTGGCGAAAAGGTTGTCCTTGACAAGGAAGTTGGCGATATTGATTATGAGAAAGGTGAACTTAAAATGTACAATTTGACTATCATCAAAGGTAGTTTCTTTGATAATCGCATTTCTGTAAGAGTAAAACCACTTTCTAATGATATCAAGGCACTCCGTGAGGTTTATCTTGACGTTGATGTTGCAAATTCCTCGTTCACTGCATACCAAGAGTAAAGTAAATGCCTGCTGTAAAGACTAAAAGAATCTCTACTCTCATTGAGACGCAGCTTCCTTCTTTTATTACGGATGAATATGAACTTTTTAGTAAGTTCGTTCAGAAGTATTATGAGGCTCAGGAAGTACAAGGCGGTACATTGGATGTTATTAATAACCTCCAAAAGTATGCCGATATTGACTTCTATGAGAAGAACATTCTCAAGCAGCATGATAGTCTAGCAGGATCTATTACTGCCAGCGATACTACGATCACTGTCACAGATGCACAATCCTTCCCAAAGAAGAATGGATACGTCAGAATTGACGACGAGATCATCTTCTATGCTACAAGGACCGACACTGAACTACAAGAATGCTCTAGAGGTGTTAGTGGCAACACATCTCTTGGTGACTTATATGAAGCAAGCAATTTTGCTAGTACAGATGCCGCAGCGCACGTTGCAGGACAAAAGGTTTACAATGTAAGTAATCTTTTCCTGTATGCACTGGTAAAGAACTTTGAGAATCAGTACCTTGGTTCTTTCCCAGAAAAGTATCTAAAAGGTGAAGTTGATAAGAGAACTCTGATTAAGAATATTCAGAAGTTCTATAAGGCAAAAGGAACCAAGAGTTCCATTCAGTTTATTTTTAATACTATTGTTTCTAAGGAAGCAAATAACAAACCAGAAGTATACAAACCAAGAGATTTTACATACAAATCTTCGGATTCTGATTGGGTTAGTGTATTTGCACTTAAGTGTAAACTAGTATCTGGTGATCCAAAAAATTTAATTGGCAAAAAGATTGTCCAAGCAGCAACTGAAGAGTATGGATATGCAGATGCTACTGTTGACAATGTAAAACCTGCTGGCACAGCAGATGGTGAAGCAATCTATGATATTATCCTAGCACCAGAAACTGTAAATGGTGAGTTCTTTGTATCTACCAAAACAGAATTAACACAACCATTATCAGGAGTTGCTAGTAATGGTGATAGAATCAACGCATTCTCCACTCTTGGTTGGGAAAAGACTGGATCTGTCTTAATTGGCACTGAAACTATCACGTTTAGCGAAAAGACAGCAACACAATTCATCATTGATGAAAGAAATCCAAATAATGCTATTCCACACGCTTCTGGTGAGTTTATTTACAAACCAGTTACTATTGCTGGATCTGGTGTAACTCTATTGACTTTTGGTGTAGTATACAATCTACAACCAAGTGATTCACATCCATATTCTTACCCTGGTGATGTCGTAGAAATTTCCAACCCAGGTTTTGAGACTGATGATCCAAAAATTACTCAGGTTGGGTCTAATCAGACACGCTGGATACTAAACACTGGAACTGCGCCAAACGTTCCCACACTACCTAGTGTAGCAACTTCTATTTCTCAAGTAGCGACTGATGTCTCTGCTATCTTTGCAGATGATCAATATTATTATATCACATCATCTAGTTTCCCATCACATAAAATTTTAGATGGATCTACAGTTAACGAAACTGTTCTAGATCAAAAACTACTTCGTATTGTCAGAAAGGTCGCTACAAGAACCACTGAGACATATGCAACACCAAGAAGAGACGTTGGTATTGGACTCAATGGAGTTCTTCTCTATGGTTATAAAGATCACTCCAGTATTCGCTTTGGAAAACTAGAAGAAATTAAAGTTGATTTGAGAGGAACTGGATACAGAAAACCACCGTTTGTTCTAATTGATCAAGTTCCAAATAAAGCAAGAGCTGTTCTGAATGGACAAGTTGTTGAGAGTATTATTGTTGATACAGATGACATCTTTCCAAAAACACCAGATATCTTAATTACTTCAGGACGCAATGCTGATATTCGTGCAGTTGTAACTGGTGGTAAGGTAACAAGTCTTGTTATTGAAAATCCTGGTGAGTTCTATTCTGCTCCACCACTGATTCAAATCCGAGATCGTGCAGGCAGAGGAAGATTCGCTGAGTTTGAAGCAATTGTCAATACGGATGGAAACATCACTGGTTTCAATAAAATTGCAGAAGGTAACTTCTATAATCAAGATACTGTTATTGTTGACGTTATTCCTATTGGTTCTGGTGCATCTGGTATTCCACTTTTGAAAGAATGGAATTTCAATAGATTTAAAAAATTAGAAAATGAGTTAGATACTGAAAATGGTTATATTTTCCAGAATTACAACAATGCTCTGGAATATGGATATGGTTATGTTGGTAATCCACTAGCACTACGTTCTGCATTAAACGACAACTTAACTGGTACTAATCAAGAAACCTCAACAATTGTACACTCACCCATCATTGGATTTGCCCATGACGGCAATCCAATCTATGGTCCATATGGTTATCAAAACCCATTAGATTCTACATCAACTACTATTAGAATGACTTCTGGTTATTCTTTGAATAGTGCTCGTTCTAATGGTCCATCTATTACCCAGTATCCCTTAGGCACATTCAATAATGATTACACGTATACTCACAAAAGTGGTACGCTAGATCAGAATAATGGACGATTTTGTGTTACCCCAGAATTTCCGAAAGGAACTTATGCTTATTTCCTTACTATTGATAGCAATCAAGTACCGCAATTCCCATACATTCTAGGAGAGAATTTCTACTCTCTTCCTGTTGACAGTAATTACAATTCAAATATTAGTCAAGATGATATTCCTAAGAATTCTAAGAGATTCTTCCAACCTGGAATGCCCAGAAATGGTGAAGGTGTTATTGCAAAAATTGAAGAAGTAAAACCAGGAAATGTTGAGAAAGTCAACGTAGTTTCATCTTCTGATAATTTCTCTATCAACTCACAAATTTATTTTGACAATAGAGGTACTGATGGTTCTGATGCAGAAGCAATTATTTCTTCTGTTAAAGGTAAGTCTGTAAATTATCTAGAATCAAAAGAAAATAAAGTAGTAAAATTAACTGTAGTTCAGAGTGCTTACTTGTTTGCAAATGACACTCTAAATCAACCATCATCCTCTGCTTCTGGAACAATTGTTGGTACAGTCAGAAATGACAATACAATTGTTCTCAGAAATGTAAATGGAACATTTGATCAGACAGGAACTTTTTCTGCTAGCATCAAAACGTTCACGGTATTACTAGATCAGAGAAGTTCTTACACTAAAGGTGCTACACTGAGTCTAACTGATGGTGTTAATGCTCCTATTGCAACTGCAGAAGTTCTAGAAGGAACAGCATCTCAGAACACAGTCCAGATCAAGGTTCTCAGCGGAACTTGGATTGTTGATAATGATTATTTTATTCAATCTGACGACCTCTTCAATACATCTGGAACAAGACTAGTAAGACTCACTTCTTTGAGTGATGGACTAGAACCATTTGAAGTAAATCAAAGTGTTGCTTTAGTTGAAACAGCAACTAATCATGGATTAGGAATTGGTGATCAAGTAACAATTGATATCAATCCTGATGACACCAGCAAAACCAAGACCTATTATCTCAGAAAGAGGTTGTATCAAGAAGCTACCTTGATTCCACCTTCTAAGAAGACAACAATTAACTTCACTGGAATTGGTCGTTATGAAATTCTTAATGGTGGCGCTGATTATACAGCTGGCACTTACACTAGCGTTGCTCTTACTGGTGGATCTGGAACTGGAGCAACTGCTACCTTTACTGTATCTAATGCAGGTGTAGTTTCTGGTGTTCAACTCCAAAACGCTGGATCTGGATATGCAAGAGGAGATTATCTCACCGTTGCTGATGAATCTTTAGTAAGATCTAGTGCTTCTCAGTCTACTGCAAGATTTACAATTTATATTGGTCATGTAGGTTTTGCTGCAGGTGCTACTCAAGTAACAGTTGATGATGCACTCGGATTTGCAAACAATGATCTAATTAAGATTGGTGCAGAAGTTCTTCGTATTAACAGTATTTCTGGAAGTAATCTCAATGTAACTAGAGCACAAGAAGAAACTGCTGATGTTGATCACTTTGATGGTCAAGAAGTATCTTTGTATAAGGCAAGATATAATTTTGATACTAACTATGCAATCTTTAATACTGCAACTACTGGTTATGTACAAACATACGATCCAGTAACGCAGAAGATTAAAATTGTTTATGACTATGGAACTTTAACAACAAATGCATCAACTGTAGAGTTAAGTTCTAGTTTCTTTGATAATAGCACACCAAGAAGATTAGTTGCTGTTAAGTCTTCAGAATCAGTCAAGTATAAGTTTGAATTCTCTGAGGACAATACTACATTTACACCTAACCCAAATATTAATTTACAGGAATTTTATAAGTATATTTTTGATACTTCTCATTC